GCATTGAACAGAATATCCGGCCAATGGGATAACGACAGCCTGTCTGATCTGCTGCAGGAAATCCAAAACTTCGGTGATACAAAACTAACTGGATTTGACGACAACGAGGTGCGAAAGCTGGTGGCAGACAACGACCTGGTAGAGAACATAAAACGAGAAACAGAGATAGAACACTCTGTAGAACAGGCCACAAGTATAGCAGAATCATTCGAAAAACGCGTCAAAGATATCGCAAAGCAATACCCGGAACAAATGAATAAGGCGCTTGGCGTAGTGGTACCCACATCCGGCACAGAGGTGCTGATTATCTCGGATCCGGCGCTGAACGATTTCATCACAGAGCTGCGCCGGTATTCTGACGCAGGAGTGTATTCACCGCTTGAAAAAATCCTGGAACAGGTGGTGCCGATGAAATGGAGCTGACAAAAGCTATCATACAAGAGGCGATGGATAAATCAAAAAAGCAGGTGATATCATTCTCCGGCGGCGGCGACAGCATGGTACTGGTGGACATCATCACCAACATGGGATACCGGCCGGAACTGGTCTACGCAGACAGCCAGATGGAATACCCGGAAACGCTCCCATTCATCCGGGAGGTGGCTGCAGCCTACGGTCTCAAGCTGAATGTGGCCAGAGGCAGCAGAACACCCTACGAACAATGGATGCGCCAGGGATGGCCGATGCTCGGAAAGATGGCCGCCAGGATCTGGATGCAGAAAAATAAAGACAAAGACTTCAAATGCGACGTGAGCAGCTGCTGCAGAGCTATGAAAATAGCGCCGGCCAGGAATATGACTAAATATCTTGGTGCTGACCTGCAGTTTACAGGCCAACGCGGATCCCAGGATGATATGCTGCGAGGCCTGAGAGCTTTCAAGGATGGAGCGATCAAATACGTCAAGGCAGACAAGATACTCGTCTGCAGCCCTCTGATCGGCTGGACAGACACGATGATCCGGCGATACACTAAGCAAAACAAGCTGCCGGTGCATCCGGCCAAAAAAAGAGGCGCACAGACAATCGGCTGTATGTACTGCGGCGGCGGCGCACAGTACGACAACAGCGGATACAGGATCCTTCGCACATCAAACCCGGAAGAATGGTGGCGCTTTATGGTTACATGGCGAGGCGGCGAAATCGTTCTTGCTCTGAAATACGACGTAACACAGGCAGCGGCCAGACAGGCCATAAAGCAGCTTGGCGGCCTGGAAACGCTGGCAAAAGAACGACCTTGGGTGTTCGACTTCCTCCGGCTCAATCCTCTCGCAGGATATGACAGAGGAACACGGCCAATAAATGAGTGAGGTGAGATTATGGAAATGGACATGATTATCGAGTATATTCCCATCGAGCAGCTGAAGCTATCACCGTACAACCCAAGAAAAGACCTGCAGCCAGGCGACAAGGAATATGAAAAGCTAAAACGCTCCCTGGTCGAGTTTGGTTATGTGGATCCCATCATCTGGAACAAAAGCACCGGGAACATCGTTGGCGGCCACCAGCGATTCAAGATCATGCGCGACATGGGATTGACCAAAATCAAATGCGTCGTCCTGGACATCGAGCCTACAAAAGAAAAGGCGCTGAACATCGCCCTGAACAAGATCTCCGGCGATTGGAATATGCCAGCTCTCGAAGATCTGCTGAAAGACCTCGAATCGCAAGGATATGATCTGTCCATAACCGGATTCGACGCCGAAGAAATCCGCGAGATAACCGGCGACCCGATTGTCGACGAAGATGACTTCGACCTCGAAGAAGCGCTCGAAGAAATCGAGGAACCGGAAACAAAGCCAGGCGACGTCTGGATCCTCGGCCAGCATCGGTTGATCTGCGGCGACAGCACCATGCCGGAGCCATACACGAAGCTCATGGCCGGAGGCGAAGCAGACCTGATCCTGACGGATCCTCCATACAACGTCAATGTCCAGGGAGGCACAAAAGACAAGCTGACCATCAAGAATGACAACATGGATGCCAGCTCGTTCCTCTGGTTCCTCACAGAATCATTCAGCCGGATGTGTGAGAACACCAAAAAAGGTGGAGCGATATACGTGTTCCACGCAGACAGCGCCGGCAACGAATTCCGGCAGGCTTTCTCACACAGCGGATACGACCTGCACCAATGCCTGATATGGGTAAAAAGCTCGATGGTGCTTGGCCGGCAAGATTACCAATGGATCCATGAACCGATCCTCTATGGCTGGAAACCAGGAGCAGGACACTATTACATCAACGAACGCTGCAACACCACGGTGATCGATGACAAGCTCGATCTGTCCGGCCTGAAAAAAGACGAGCTGCTGGCACTCTGCAAAGAGATGTACAATGAAAAGTTCAAAGGAACGACGATCATCAAAGAGGACAAACCATTCCGGAACAGCGAACACCCGACCATGAAGCCGGTGAAGCTGTGCGGCCGATTGATCATGAACAGCACGCGAGAGGATGAGGTTGTCCTGGATCCTTTCGGCGGCAGCGGCAGCACACTGATCGCCTGCGAGCAGGCCAAGCGCAGCTGCAGGACAATAGAGCTGGATCCGGTCTACTGCGACGTCATAGTGAAACGCTGGGAAGAACTGACCGGAGAAATAGCACGAAAGGAGGTCGATGAGAATGGCAAAGAAAACGCAAAAGCAGTATGAGAACGACATCGTCAAAAAGATGAAAGCTCTCAAGGTGTACAAACCAGAATTCGAGCTGACCATTACCGGCCTGGCCAAAGCCCTGGTCATGCAGGACAGCAGCGAAGAACTGTTCGAAAAATCCGGCGGCCAGATCATGATCAAGCACACAAACAAGGCCGGCGCGACCAATGCCGTCAAAAATCCGTTCTACCTGGCTCTTGAAACGCTGCGCCAGGATATCATCATATACCTGCGAGAACTCGGCCTGACGCCATCGGCCTTGAAACGGATCAATGAGTCGAGCCTGAAACAACGAACCTCTTCGCCATTATCAGATGCCCTCGCAAAGCTCGGAAAGTAAAAATCTGCGAGATGTAAAAGAATACGTCGACAGCATTCTATCTGGCAGGAAAGTGGCGGCCGCCGAGATAATACAGAGCTGTGAGCGATTCAACCGCGATCTCGCATCAGACAAGTACGATTTCCGGACACATGATGCAGAATTTGTGATCGGCATTATCGAGCGAACCCTGAAACATAATAAAGGCGAGAGCATCAGCGGCCATCCGCTCAAAGGAACACCGCTACTCCTTGAGCCATGGCAAAAATTCATCGTCTACAATCTGCTCGGATTCTATTTGAAAGGCACAAAGATACGCAGGTATAAAGAGGCCTTTATTTTTATACCAAGAAAAAATGGCAAAACAACGTTCATCGCTGCACTTGCCTGGGCATTGGCACTGCTGGAACGGAAATCAGGCTCAACAATTTACATCGTCGGCGCGGCGCTGCGGCAGGCCATGCAATCATTCGAATATCTTCTGGATAACCTGACAAAGTATATGTACGAGGACAAGAATGCAGCCCTGGACGATGGCTGGCGAATCCTGGACAGCAACGCGGAACACAGCCTGTCGAATAAGGACATTGACGGTGGATCCATATACATCGAGGCTCTGGCAGCAAACCCGGATAAGCAGGACTCCCTGAACTGCAACATCGCCATTGCAGACGAAATCCACGCATATAAAAACCCGAAGCAGTACAACATCATCAAGGAATCCATGAAAGCCTACACCAATAAGCTGATGATCGGCATCACAACGGCCGGCGACGACATGACAAGCTTCTGCTACCAACGCCTGGTATACTGCAAAAAGATTCTCGACCAGACAGTCAGCGATGAGAGCTACTTCGTGTTTATAGCAAAAGCAGAGCAGGCAGACAACGGCGATGTGGACTATACGAACCCGATCCAGCATGAAAAGGCCAACCCGAACTATGGCGTAACCATCCGGCCGGAAGAAATCCTGAACGACAGCATACAGAGCCAGAACGACCCACAGCAGAGAAAAGACTTCCTGTCACGCGAACTCAACATCTTCACAAGCGCGATGAACGCATACTTCAACATCCGAGAATTCCAGATATCTGATGCCAAGTATAACTGGACGATTCAAGAGCTGGCCAAGCTGCCAATCAATTGGTTCGGCGGCGCTGACCTCTCGAAGCTGCATGACCTGACAGCTGCCTGCCTCTATGGAAACTACAAAGGCATAGACATTGCCATAACGCACGCCTGGTTCCCTATCGTCCAGGCACACATCAAGGCAGATGAGGATAACATTCCGCTCTTCGATTGGAAGGACAAAAACTGGCTATCCATGTGCAACACACCGACGATCAACGCTGCAGACGTCGTCAATTGGTTCAAAAAAATGAGAGCCATGGGATTCAAGATTAAGCAGGTCGGCCATGACAGAAAATTCAGCCGGGAATACTTCATCCTGATGAAAGGCACAGGAATCCCGATCATCGACCAGCCACAATACTTCTATAAAAAGTCAGAAGGATTCCGGCGCATCGAGGAAAAGACCAAAAACGGTCAATTCTATTATCTTCACTCGATGGCATACGAATATTGCGTGCAAAACGTTAGAGGTATTGAAAAAACCGACGATATGATACAATATGAGAAAGTGATGCCTGAACACCGCATTGACATATTCGACGCCAGCGTATTCGCCTGTGTCAGAATGCTGGAAGATCTTGAGAAATCTACCAAAGCAAAGAGGTGGCTTGAGGAATGAGCAAAAAGCGCACCCGGCGAATAGAGCCAAGAGCGAATGCTGCGCCTTCACAAAAAAGGACAGATTCTGCACTCTTATGGCTTGCTTGTCCGGAAATGTTCGAAACACTGATATCGACCTCCGGATATAAGTTGCTGACGAATTGTCCAGAGATCCAAACAGCCGCAAACCGAATAGCCGACATGATATCATCGATGACCATCTTTCTAATGGCAAACACCAAAGACGGCGATGTGCGCATCAAAAATGAACTTTCCCGGAAAATCGATATAAGCCCGAACAAGCTGACGACCAGAAAACAATGGATGTTCTCTATCGTCCGCAATATGATCCTTGATGGAAACGGCAATGCTATCCAGATCCCACACATCAAACCAAACGGCATTCTCGACGATCTTGAGCCGATGGATATGACGCTTGCAGAAATCAGGGAGGATGGTTATGGATACTTCGTCAGGTACCAGGGAAAGACCTACTATCCAGATGAGATCGTTCACTTTGTCGACAATCCGAATCCTCAAAAGCCTTGGCTGGGTACCGGATACAAGGCGACGCTGGCTGAACTGGCGACCACCCTAAGCCAGGCACAGAAAACTCGAAAAGAATTCATGGAGAATCCGCAGCCAAGTATCATCGTCCGTGTGGATGCATTGACAGAGGAATTTGCCAGCCCATCCGGACGCGAAACACTATCGAATCAATACTTCTCATCCGTCGAAAACGGAAAACCATGGTTGATACCGGCCGAGCTTGCTGATGTGCAGCAGGTCAAGCCGATGTCGATAAACGATCTGGCCATAAAGGACTCCATCAGCATCGATAAAAGGACGGCAGCCGCCATAATCGGTGTGCCGCCTTTCCTCGTTGGTGAAGGAAAGTTCAACAGGGATGAGTACAACAGCTTCGTCAGTACTATCGTGCTACCGAAAGCACGCGGTATTGAGCAGGAGCTGACGCGAAAGCTGCTTCTCTCACCGGACTGGTATTTTTGGTTCAACCCAAGAAGCCTGTACTCCTACAGCCTAACCGAGATATCCGAGGTTGCTTGCAACTATGTCGACCGAGCGATCATAGACCGCAATGAAGCCAGGAACTGGTCAGGATGGACACCGAGAGAAGGACTGAGCGAACTGGCAGTCCTTGAGAACTACATTCCCTATGCACAGATCGGTAAGCAGAAGAAACTGATCCAAGATCCGACTAAGGAGGGAGGTGATGACCAAGATGGATAGACGATCCGGCAGGCAGTATCGATACATACCGCTGGAATTCCGAGGCGAAACCGACGATAACAAGATGATGATCAAAGGTTATTTTTCGGTCTTTTATTCGGACTATGAGCTGTTCCCAGGATTCACGGAATCGATTGATCCGCACGCCTTTGATAAAACCATAACCGGCGACATCAGAGCATTGTGGAACCACGATACCAACATCGTCCTGGGCAGAACATCAGCAACGCCACCGACACTAAGCATCAAGATCGACAGCCACGGCCTGTACGGCGAAATCCTGATCAATCCCGAAGATCAGGATGCCGTCAACGCCTATGCCAGGATCAAACGCGGCGATGTGCGCGAATGCTCATTCGGTTTCGACATCATAAGCGAAAAGATCACGGAGCTGTCGAATGGGAACTGGCACAGCGACATCCTGGAGGTTGAGCTGTACGAAGTATCGCCATGCGCGTTTCCTGCATACAAAGAAACATCCATTTCGGCCAGATCCGACGAAATCAAAGAGCTTCGCAAACGAGAAGTCGCTCTGTGGAAAGCTCAAGCGAAAGCGAGGTTGAACAAATAATGGCACTGAAACAGCTAAGACTTGGCAGAGATATCAGTCTGGCCAATAAGCGCCTGGAAGATCTGATTGCAAGCGAAAGCGCTTTCCTCGATAGGCGCACTGCTCTGCAGCTCAGGGAAACCGAACTCGAAGCAGCTATTGCCGAGATCACAGATGAGTCCACCCAAGAGGATCGTGACGCCGTCGATGCAGCCATCGCGGAACACGATACCAATAAGGCGACTCTGGAGGCCGACGAGGCTGCTCATGAGAAGAAAAAGACTGATCTCCAGGCTGAGATCCAAACCCTCACAGATGAACTGGCGTCTCTGGAAAACAGAGAAACAACGCCACCGCCGGCCGGCGCACCTGCTGCTCCTGCCGCACAAGTTGAAGAAAGGATGAACATTCATATGGCAAAAACAAACAGAACCATGTTCTTCTCTGGAATCTCCATCGCAACCAGGGATGAGATCATGGCTCGCGACGAAGTCAAGCAGTTCCTCCAGCGCCTCCGCACTTTCGGCGGCGAGAAACGCGCAATCAGCGGCTCTGAGCTGCTGATCCCGGACATCCTGGTCGGCCTGCTTCGTGAGCAGCTGGAAAACTACTCCAAGCTGGCGAAGCACGTCTTCAACCGCAAGATCCCAGGCACTTCTCGCCTGACCATCACCGGCGCGATGCCTGAGGGTATCTGGACGGAAATGTGCGCCAAGATCAATGAGCTGTCGCTCTCTTTCAACCAGATCACGGTTGACGGATACAAGGTCGGCGGCTTTATCCCGATCTGCAACGCTGTGCTGCAGGATTCGGACATCAGCCTGGCCAATGAGATCATGACTGCCCTGGGCTATGCCATTGGCTACGCCCTGGACAAGGCCGTCGTCTTCGGTACCGGCACGAAAATGCCGGTCGGTATCTCGACCAGGCTGGCAGAGGAAGAACAGCCGTCCTATTGGGAATCCACCGCTCCCACCTGGACAGACCTTCACGCAACCCACATCACCAAATTCAACCCGGCGGCGATGGATGACATCACCTTCTTCCGGAACGTCATGGCCTGCTGCAATATCGCCAACTCGCCATATGCGACTGGCGGCAAGTTCTGGGCTATGAACCAGCTGACATACCAGACGCTGATCAGCAGATGTCTGCAGTTCAACGCATCCGGCACGCTCGTCGCCATGATGAACAACACCCTCCCGGTGATCGGCGGCACAATCGAGATCCTGGAATTCATCGACGACTATGACATCGTCGGCGGCTACGGCTCGCTGTACCTGCTCGCAGAACGCGCCGGCCAGCAGCTGGCGGCCTCTGAACACGTCCGGTTCCTGGAAGATCAGACCGTGTTCAAGGGTACCGCTCGCTATGACGGCAAGCCGATTTTCGGAGAAGGCTTCGTTCACTTCAATGTCAACAACGAGGATCCGACAGTCATCGCCTCGTTTGACGCGGATGTGGCGAATACCGTCGGCACGCCTTACTCGCTGCCGGTCGCTGGCACCTACACAGGAGCCATCACCGTCGGCCTGTATTGCGCCACGCCGAACACCAAGATCTACTACACCCTGGACGAGAGCGATCCGGACTACACCGACACACTGGCAACAGGCGGCATCGCCATCACCAGCACCAAAACGCTCAAGGCCATCGCCTATGACGCCGTCGGCAATGCCAGCAGCGTCTACACAGCCGTGTTCACCATCCTCAGCACCGCTGTGGCAAAGCCTTATGCTGTGCCGGCCGCCGGTACCTATGTCGGATCCGTGTCTGTCGGTCTGTTCTGCACCACGCCGGACGCATCGATCTACTACACGGACGATGACACCACGCCTACCGCTGCGGATACGCTCGTCACTGGCGCGATCCTGGTCGAGGCCACCACCACGATCAAAGCAATCGCGATCAAGAATGGCGTCTCGTCCGAGGTGCTGACCGCCCTGTACACAATTACCACAGGCGAATGATTCGAGAATGAGGTGAACCCATGAGTAACGCGCTTTCGCTCCTTGCACTGCCTCACCTGAAAACGAGGCTTAACCGTCTACAATCGGACACCCGGATAGACGATGAGCTTTTGAAGCGGCTCGATGCAGCGCAGAGCGAGCTGCAGACCAAAGGCGTGAACCTCATCGAATCCGACGCAGATGATCAGCTAATCCTGGTCGACCTCGCAGCATATCGATACCTGAACCGTGACCAGCCAGGCGCAATGCCTGACTGGTTACGGCTTCGGATAAGAGAACGCTGGTTCTCCATGAAAGGACGGACATAAATGCTACTCGATACAGGTGTGTATACCGCCTACAAAATAACCAACAAAAGCGCTGCCGGTAAAATGCCGGAGGACGCCCTCGTCAAGATAGGCGAGGG